GCGCGAAGATTCCCCCGGTGCTTCTTTACGCCGGGAGAACCTTTGCAATTTGCAGTGATGGAATGGACGTTTGCGCTACCGGGAACGCTTGAACACGCGGCGCAGCTCGTTTTCGTAATGCACCTGGATTGTTGCCATCACGGTTCTATGAACCACGGCTTTGAAATTCCAGATTGGTCGATAGCTGGTCTGCGGCTGGTAGCTGACCAGCATCTTGACCCGCCCGCCGCGCATGCGTTGGAAGATCCCGGCCTTTCCGTTGATCGTTCCCGAAAATACGTTCGGCTTGCCTCGCAGGCTGGCCAGATAGTTGCGCGGCATGTTGCCGTAAGTGTTGCGCCGGCCAGCCGCAGGAACAGGGATCACCCGGCCTTTCGGCTTGACCACACCGCCGGTCACGTTCGGCAAAAGATATCTGGCCTGCAGATCCTTGACGAACACGGTTGCCACCATCCGCGACTTGCTGGCCCTAAGCGTTGCCATGCCCTTGCGAGTGAATGGCGTTGGCCGATCAAAGGTCCGCGCCAGATCTTCACCGCCGGCGGTTGCTGCACTCTTGGCCGTCTGGTTCAACGCCAGCATGGCCGCAAACTTCGCATCCTTCTCGGCTTGCGCCATGGCCTTGCGCCATGCGTCCACATTGGAGCGCACCGCGCCCGAGAAGTCAGCGCCAGCCATTGTGAAAACTTTCAAGGTTGAATTCGACCATGCGCCGCCAAACTGTGCCAAGGCTGACAGCGTGGCGCTGCGCCTTGGCCGGGTCGAGTGGTGAACCAATCCGCAATCTGCGGCATCAACGCGCCTCGGTCATCCCCTGGACCTATCGCCAACCGGCGCGGCCCATGGGTCGGATTCGATAGGCTAAAAGTTTGAGCTGGTCAAGCCCGACCTCAACCAGCGTTGCCCGGCCAAACACGTTCACTTCCACTTTCAACCGCTCGCCATTGCCCTTGATCTTCTCGACAGTAGACAGAAATCCGGTGAATGGACCGCTTGTAATTTCCGGTTTTGAGCCAATCGGAAACTTGTCTGGAATGTCAGCCAGCCCCGGCTTTTTGCAGTCAACTTTCAATGCCTTAATGAAGCTATCGGGCAAACAAACCGGCAACCCGTCGCGCCCGAGATAGCCCGACAATCTGGACGCGCAGAGCGCACCCACCCAAGCCTCGGCCGATGGCACCAGACGGATGAATAAATAGCCTTGGAAAATCGGCCGCTCGATTGTGATTGACTTCTTTCCGTGGCGTGGCGGTTGCCGTCTTTTGGCAATCGGTCGCCAATTGCTGATTCCCTTGGCCGTCAATTCTTCTGAAACGATTCGCTCCTCATGCGGCTTGACCCGTGCAACCACCCACTTGGCCACCTGGTCAAAGCCCGGCACATCACACCGCGCCGAGGCGATCAGCCGCGCCGTGCCCGCGTTCGCTGCCCGCTGCCGCGCCAATGCATCGGCAATGCGCGCGCGCTCGGCTGCAGTCATGTCGGATTCAAACACCGGCTTGTAAGACAGCCGCCGGCCTTTTGTGGTCTTCTCATGCATCATCGCGCCGCCTCAAGTTCCTGTGTTTCGGTAACGGCCATGAACTCGGCCAACGCTTTACGCACACCACTCAAATCATCCGTCTCACTGGCCGGGAAATAGACCCATTCCACCCGGCCCGGCGCTTCCATCCATGGCCAGCCGCGCGCCTCATGCTCGGCTTGCCAAGCATCCCAAAGCGCAGATCCGACCTTGACCGGCTTGAAATCCGCACCGGCTGACAGATCACCCGGCTGCACACTGCATCCGCTGCGCATCGCCGCCCGTTCATGCATGTGATTGACCGCCGGCCAGCCATAGCGCGCCAGATGCTCCCGCCGGTGCCGTTCGCCCGCTTCACCGCCCTGTTTGATCAGGCTGGCAATGAACGCCGTTGGCGCCGGGATCCGGTCAGTCATAGGCCCCGACAGGATCCGCAGCCGCTTGGCCGACCACGCCTTGCCGAATGGCGCGCCGTGGCTTGCCTGGCTCGCATCCGTGCTGGCCGGTGCCCGCTTCGGCATCTTTTCCCAAGGCTTTTGCGTGAGATACACACCGAACGCGCAAACCAGCTTGCGGCCGTTTTCCTTGGCCGTCCGCACATAGTCCGCAGCCCGCTCGGCCGCTTCCGTCCGTTCATCCGGATCAAGCGCAAACCACGCTTCCCGTGCCCTCGGCTCGCTGTCCGTGACATAGGTTGGCCAAGCTGCATGCGCCGCCTTGAACCGCCGCAGCCATGTTGCGGCCGTCACCGTGTCGGCATCGTCTGCAGCCTCGCCAGCTTCCGGCGCTTCCCCTTCTTTTCCTTCCCGATCATCGTCAGAAACTCTCTCGCGCGGGTTAGAGATTACTGGTTCCCTTACAGGGTTAGTGTCCGGATTTCGGACACGGGATTGGCCATTTTCCGGACACGGCTTTGGCTGTTTTTCGGACACGGGATCCGCGTTCCCGTGTCCGGATTTCGGACACGGGATTTTGCCCGGTTCGGCCTCGGCCTTGAGCGCCTCGAACGCCTTTTCGAACGCGAAAAAATAGACGGTCGATTTCTGTTTTCTGGTCTGTTCATTGCGCCGCTGTTTGCGGATCAGAAGGCCGAGGCGTTCCAGCTCGGCCAGATGCAGATTAAGCGTGGATCTCGACATTTCCGCATCATCGCAAAGCCGTTCCTGGCTTGGGAAACACCCGTTATCCGGATTGTGCCGATCAGCCAGACAAAGCAAAACCAGCTTTGTTGCCGGCTTCAAGCCACGTTGCGAGAATGCCCAATTGGTTGCCGCGTGGCTCATTGCTGGCCACCTTTCACCGGATCCGGTATCTTGCCTTCGCTCACAAGCTGTTCAAACAGATCAATGCGCTGGCCGATCCACCGCATTACATTGACCGCCATGGAATTGCCCAGCGCCTTGTAACGCGGGCCGTCCGGCGCGCCGTCCTTGCCGCGCCAAGGAACGTCCGTAAAGCCATCGGAAAACCCCTGCAGCCGCCGGACAGCCCAACCGGCTTGCTGCGTTTCGGTCGAATGAACGACATAGGACCGCGACGATCCGCCAGATCCGGCGCGAATATTCGCCGTGTCGTGTGGCCCTTCCATTTGCGCGCCGTCTTCACGCCCGCGCATGTCATAGGCAACAGCCGAGGCTTGCGGCAAGAAAGCGCCAAGCGGCCCGGAAACAGCCCCGGTTGTGTCGGGATCCTCGCGGCAATTGAAGCCCAAAGGTTCGGCAACAAGATTTTGCGTTTCATCACCTGCCGGCCCGCCGGTGCCCTTGGCCCACTTGGCTGTCACCGTGTCGGAAACATCACGATTGACCGGGATCAATCCTCCGCCGGTCTGGAACTCGCAGCCTTGCCCGCCACCGCCTCTAGTGCTTGCTCCAATTGTCGGGGAACATCCTTCCCCCTGCCCTCGGCCCGGCGCAGGATCCCCGCGCATGCCTTCCGGCTCAAGTAATACCGCTGCGGCAGGTCGCCAGTCTCCAAGATATCCGACAACGAACATACGCCGCCGGCGTTGCGGTACGGCGCGTTGAAAGCCGTCCACTCGGACAAATTGAGCGTCAAGAACCCGGTAGGCGACCCCATACCCGCATTCGATAGCGAATTGCAGAAAGGTCGCAAAATCACTTTCTTCAATCCATTCGTCTCCGGGCTTGCGGCCCTCGAGTCCGGGTCCGCCACTGCCCGAACCTTCCGCTGCATCCGAGACAGAGGAAAGGACGCCGGGCACGTTTTCCCATAGGAACCAGCAGGCGCCAAGGCGGCGAGCCAATGCGAGATATTCAAGGGCGAGGTTGCCGCGCGGATCATCCAATCCGAGTCGCTTTCCTGCGACCGAAAAGGACTGGCAGGGCGTTCCGCCAACGAGAACATCAACTGGTCCGGCGCTTGCCGGGATTTTGGTGAAGTCGCCATAATTCGGAACCCCATTGGTCGCCAGATCTTCGCCCGGCATGTTTGACCCGTAGTGATGCGCCAGCACCGCAGACGGAAACTTTTCAATCTCGGCAAAGAAACGAGGCGTCCAGCCCAGCGGATGCCATGCGGCCGTTGCCGCCTCGATGCCCGAACAAACGGACCCGTAAACAAGCCTCATGATCGCAGCCACCCCGCAAAATCCGCCCGCAGCTCACGCCAAAGCCGCGCCTTGTATCGGTCGCGGTTGAGTTCCGCCCGGCTCTTGATGTCCAGCGCCTGGCGCAACATATGCGCCGCGTCATCCGCATTGCGTGGCAACTTCTGATCACTTCGTTCGGCCAGAAACTGTTGAAACTGCGGATCCGCGCACTTCATTGCCGCCTCGGCCGCGTAGTCCTTTGGTTCGCCATGAACGCCGGTTTCATCGCGCGGGCCATCATTGCGCCCGCCATCAATGCGCCCGCCACCATCACGCGGCCGATCTGCAGCGCCGGCGGCATCAAACCGCTTGAGCCGCCGCACCTCGGCAAACGCCTGGTCAAGCATGCTCAACAGAAATTCGAGATCTTCGCGGGCTTTCCAGATCACCATTGCCTCGGTCGGATCACTGGACGGCGCAAAGGTCATCAGCGTTTCCGGCGCGCCGTGGCCAACGCCATCAACCGCCCGCCGCGTTTCAATGTAATCACCGTCTGGCGACACCACGCGCCGCCACTCGTCATTTTTGACAACGCCAAGCCGGTGCCTGATCCCGATCAGCCGGGTTTTCCGATCATCCGCCGCCGTCATGCTGCAGCCTCGGCAGCTTTGGCGCGCGGCTTAGGCTTTGCCGCAGCTTTCGGCTTGGCCGCAGCTTTCGCCCTGGTTGCCGTTTTCGGCTTGGCTTTCGCGCGTGGCTTTGCTGCAGGTTTCCGCTTGGCCGTGGCCTTCGGTTTCGCCTCGGCCATCGCCGCCGGCTGCGGTTCCGGCTGCGGTTCCGATTCTGGCTCAATGTCGGCCGGTTCCGCGCCATAGCCCCAAAACGTCCAGCCTTTTGGCGGTTTGCCCCGCGCGAACAGCTCAAGCTTTGGAACGCCTGGAAACATGCCATCAATCACCGCGCGGAAATGCGCCGGCTTGGCCGAGTGGTCTGTTTTCTTCTCGGAAAAAATCGAACGCGGTTGCGTGCCTTCCACCGGACAAGGCGGATTGCCCCGCTTTGCAATCAACAAATCCTCGCTTTGGTCGATCACCCAACGGCCGGTTCCGGGATTTACCTTGTCCCAACTGATCCGCGTCACATAGTCAAAGCCCCATGCCCGGATAACGTCAATTCCATCATCCAGCCGGTTGCCCGTCACCCAAAGAAACAACACCGCATCATCTGCAAAGATATCGCCGCCGGCGCATAGCGCCTTGATGTCGTCAAGCGGCATCGTCGGATAGGGATAACCCTTGTCCTGGCCGGTTTCCTCGCTCCAAACCTCATCTTGCTTCCATGGCGGATCTGCATAAACCACCGACACCCCGCGCGGGATGGATCCCGGCGCTGCGATCTTCTGGCCTTTCTCGGCAATCTCGGCCATCAGGCCCAGCCGCACATTGCGCGAAACCTGTTTGGCTTCCGTCCGGATCCGCTTGGCCTCGTCAAGCACCGACCGCTTGCCGGCCGCAACGATCCGCGTGATTTCCTGATCCGGCAAAGCCTTGAGCGCATCGGCCGAATGGATTGTCAGCTTTCCGTCACGGATGGCGTCAAGCAATGCCGCCGATCCGGATTGCCGCACACCGCTTGCCGCGACCACCAGCCGCTCGGAAACAGACATGCGCGCAGCCGCCGCCCGCGTCGGCAAATTTGCGGACCCATCGGCCCCGGCCGTGTGCTGGTTCATGCCCTTTTGCCATGTCACCAGATTGGCCGCGATCACCGCGCGTTGACTGGTCGAAAGGTGCCGCCGGTCAAGGTTTTTCGCCAAGACATAGCCCAGCGGATCCGACCCGGTATAGGTCTTGTAAATCGGGATCAGGCCGAGTTCCGCGCATGCCTTTTGCCGGTGCCGGCCGTCAATCACCTGATCATTGAAAACGTCAATCGGCTCTTGCTGGCCATGCTCGGCCAGACTGGCCTTGAACGCCTCAAAATCCGCGTCATCCATCGCCGGGAAAAGCTCGGCAAGCGGATGCAGCGGCAACAACCCGTTTAGGTCTGCCATGGTCAACCCTCCTGATTTTCGGTATCGGCCATGCCAAGCGCCGCCATATAGGTGCCGAGAATCGCTTGCGATTCCTGATGGCTGGCAACACCCGCTTTGCGGATGGCGATCACCTTGCGCATGGTTTTTGGATCAAAGCCGTCTGATTTCGCTTCCGCGAAAACCTGCTTGATGTCGTCGGAAACAACCGCCCGATCTTCGCTCAAGGCTTCAATGCGTTCGATCAGGGACAACAGCCGATCAGCCGCCACCCGGCCCGCATCGGATCCCGCCTCGCCGGTCAGTCCCGCGCCTGGCCGTTGCCGCGCTGCTTGATCTTCGGCCGGCTGGCCGTGTCGCGGTTGATAAGGATCATGAGCCATCAGCGCACCGCCTCGGCCAACCGGCGTTCCGACAGAAGCCAGAAGCGCAAGGCTTTTGCGGCCAGCCGTTCGCCAACCGTGCCAACGCCACGCGCCGCGCGCTCATGCCCGGCGCAATAGGATTTGCCCGGCGTGGTCTTGTCAGAACAAAACAGATGGACCGGCCGGCGTGGCGTTCCGCTGGTATCAACAGGCCACCGGCATTGATCTGGTTTTAGGTCGGCAATCGGCAACGGCATGGAAACCCCCGGTTTGAAACCGGCAATCCATGCCGGCGGTTAGTCGATCATGGCCGACAGCTCGGCCTCTAAAGCTGCGCGCCGCTCACGCCGCGCGGCATCCGCACACCACGGCGCCGGACATTCGAGACAGGCGACAAGGAATGAAGGTCCGAAAACGCAGATCATCGCGGCGATTGCCGGCGCGCGTGGCGTGGTTTCGCCGCGCAGCCATTTTTCTGCGGTTGAGGCCGGCCAGCCGATGGCATGCGCCAGATGCGCCGCCGTCGCTTGCGGAAACAGGGAAACGAAAAACCGGGAAAACCCGGCCGCGTCGAAGTGTTGAACCGGCCCGGCGCGGCGCGGCATCGGCCGGCTTCCGGTTTTGGCGCGCGGTTCGCCGGATCCGGCCGGCGTTTCGCCAGTTGCGCCCCGCGCAGCCCAAGAAACGGCCAGCGGTTTGGCGCAAGTATTGAAGCCGAGAAACGGCGCATAATCCGCCGCCCCGGGATAACTGACCTGTAAAAGCATGGTGAAGACCTCCAGAACGCACAACAAGGAAGGTGATTAGACAGCCGCCACACCGGCGGTTTTCAGGAATGGCGATCACTTCGCACCCCCGAACCAGACAGACCGCAGCAAAGCCGCGATCTGCAAAAACGAAACAGCGGCAAAAACCGCAAAAAGGATGAAACCGGAAATGGACAGCCCGAGACAAGACAACAGCCCGGCCGCAGCATCCGCCGCACTCATGGCGCCACCTCGAAAACCGGCGCGCTGGCCGGACGCGGCACACCGGCCGGCCAGTCGCACCCATCCGGCCAGTTTTCCGACAGCCAGAGCATTGCCCGTTCATAAGTCGCTGTATTTACGTCACCGCCGTTGCGGATTTTCGCAATCCGCGCGCCCGATCCCAAAAGCACGGTTGACAGGCGCGCTTCACCGATCTCGGATCCGCTCACATATGCCGTCAAGGCTGCAATCAGGTTTTCGCGCAAAGTCATGGCCGCAAGAAATGCGGACCAAAACCAGCGTTGTCAACATATTAATCAGAGATTGACTCTTTTGGGGATTTCCGCGCAGGCTGCATCCCTCAAGGCCACCGGATCCCGTGATGTGATCCGTGCGATCTTGAACGGAGCGACCAAATCGCCCCGACTCGACACATTGGAGAAAATCGCCCTGGCGCTGGAAACAACGCCCGAGTGGCTTATGGGCAAGGATGAGGAACCGACCCCGGCAGATGTCAGATTGCCGGACCGCAGGGAAATGCCGGCAAACCTTCCCGTTATGGGAACAAGACCCGGCAGCGGCAGCGACGGCTCCTTTGAATTGGAAGGCGGAGTTGTGGATTTTGTAAGAAGACCGCCGGCATTATCCGGCACGAGGGACGTTTATTCCCTCTATGTTGAAGGCCAGTCAATGGAACCTAAGTTCATGGCTGGCGACTTGATATTTGTGCATCCGCACCGCCCGGCGCGCATCGGTGATTGCGTTCTGGTCAAGTTCAAGACGGCCGAGGATGGCCCGGAGCGGGCAAGCATCGGCTATTTTGAAGCCACCGGCCCGGATGCGGTTTCAATCGGCAAGCTGAACCCGCCGCAAACCGTCAAGATCGAACGCCGGCACATTCACGCGATTGATAAAATCTTGAGCCTCAACGAGCTGTTCGGGATCTAATCAAGCCCGTCCTGGGAATAGTTCAAGAGCCGGCCCTCGACAAAAAGCCCCATCAGGAACATCGACCGGCCCGGCATCGGCCAGCGGTAAAGCTGTGACGACGAACCGGCCCAGCCGCCGGCCGTGACTGCAACCGGCTCGCATTTCAGGATTGCCACCACCTCGGCAAGATCCATTCCCATGTCCAGACGTTCAAAATCAGCCTTGCGGATCTCGCAAGCCGATGCTGGCGCGGCCGCAGCCCCGGCCATGACAAGCGCCGCCGAAAGCACCCCGCCGATGCGCAAACCGCGCCTTAGTGAACCCGTCATGCGCATAACATCACCTCGCAAACGGCCAAACATACCGCCAAGTCTGAAAAAACAATTTGGCCGATGGCCGACCAAAAATCCAAATATCCCAAGTCGTTAAGGATTCCCGCATGAGGTGCCGGACCGCAAGCGGATTGTAATATTCCGAATTCTGCTTGACGCGTATAAAAATACGCTTCATTTTCGCGCTGTCCCCCAAGGCAACGACCTGGCCGGATCTGTTTTGCGTACCGGCCCTTTTTTTTCGGAGTTAGCGACATGCACAAGACCACATTCACCGGCACACACCTGGCGCGCCAGCAAAACCCGATCCGCATGACCTGGCCGGAACGCATCATGATTGCCAGCCTTGCAGCGGCCATGATCTTCGCGCTTGCCGGCCTTGTCCTCAATGAGTTGAACAACGCCGAAATCGCCTATCAGCTTGATCAACGGGTTTGACATGAGCAAGCTGCGCGCCGTTTATCAATATGTCCGCGCCTCGGCCTCATGCAGCCCGAGGCGATACAGTGAAGCGCAAACCGACATGCTGTCCCGCTTGCCCTGCGGAACTTGCGGCAAGCCACCATCACAAGACACGGACGGGAAACCGGCATGCGCCGCACCTGACCGCGCAAAATGTCACTACGGATTAAAGACCCGCCACAAGCCGGATCCGGTGAATTAACATGCAGCACATAAGCGATTTGAGCGCCCCGCCGATCCTCGGCCAATTTTACATGGTGCCCACCGTAACCGCCATTTGGTGCGGATCCCTTGGGGAATATCCGGTGATAGGCCCGCTGCACAACGACCGGCAACACATCGGGTTTGATCGCGATCACTGGCACATCGACACCCGCTTTGCCGCAAGCCCGCGTTTGCTCAAGGATGAAACCAATCCGGAATACTGGCGCCGGATCATGGCAACGCCAATCATGCGGACTTGGAAATCATCAATGTTTAGCAGGAAAGAACCGCGATCCGTTGCGGCTGTCTATGCCCGACGCTGGAAGTGCAAGCGCCAAGCGCCAGACCATATTTCACTGTTTGAAGATAGCGCCACTACTGCCAATGAAGGATGGAAAGCCCATTTCGATCATTGGGCTGGTCATCAGTGCAAGAAAGACGGTAACGGCTGGCGCTGCCCACACCGCAACGTATCGCTTGCAAACCAACCGGTAATAAACGGAATTGTCCGGTGCCCGCTTCATGACCTCATGATCGACAACGCCACCGGCCGCGTTCTGTCTCGGCCAGCAATGCGGCCGCAGATCCGCGCGCTTCGTACCTTGAACGAAAATCAGCCAGCCGAGGCGAACGCAAAATGAAACGCGCCCGCACCTTCCTTAAAACTGAAATAGCCGACGCGGCCGAGTTCGCCGCAGCTCACGGCTTGCGGATCACCTTGCATCCGTCCGGTGAAATCGAAATGGCGCCCGCCGGCGCTGCGTATTCGGCCCGAAACCTTGACAATTCCGCCGGATCCGCAGCCGATAGGGCTTTTGCGGAGTGGCAAGCACATGAAGGCAAGGCTAGTGGGCATTCATTCCGTAACTAGACGGCTGGCCGATGGTAGCAAAGTGACCTATCACTATGCATGGCGCAAAGGCCCGCGCATCCTCTCAAAACCCGGCACCATGGCCTTTCAGCAAGAATTTGCACGGCTGACCATGGGCAGGGAAAAGAATGTGCGGCCCGGCACCATCGGTTCCCTGATTGACGACTACATGAAATCAGCCGAGTTTCAGGCCAATGCGCCGGCGACCCGCCATGACGACGAACGCCGTTTTGCAATTTTCCGCGCCAAGTTCGAAACCTTCCCGGTTGCCGCCATTGAGGCCCGAGGATCGCGCAAGCTGTTTCTGGACTGGCGCGACACCATGCGAGACGCGCCGCGATCTGCAGACATGCAGATTGGTTTGGCTGCAAAGCTGTTTGCATGGGCAAAGGACAATGAAACCATTTTGCGCAACCCGCTTGAACGCGTGTCCCGGCTGCACTCCGGATCCCGCAAAGATATCATCTGGAGCAACACCCAACTGGACACACTGTTGACCAGAGGCGCGCCGCATCTGGCCAATGCCGCCTTGCTGGCACTTTGGACCATGCAGCGCCAGAGCGACATTCTGACCATGACGCCAATCGCCTATGACGGCGCCCGGATCATGATCAAGCAACACAAGACCGGCGCGCGCATCCGCATTGCTGCGGCCGAGGCGATCAAGCCACTTCTTGACGACGCCAAAGCCGCCGGCCGTCAACGCGTTCTGGTCAACTCTTTCGGCCAGAACTGGACATCAAGCGGCTTTCGCGCGTCCTGGCGCAAGGAATTGAAGCGGCTCGGAATCGCCGGCGTCACGTTTCACGATCTGCGCGGAACCGCCATCACATTCGCTCACGCCAATGGCGCGACGATTCAGCAGATTGCCGAGATTTCCGGCCATTCCCCGCAAGAGGCCGAAAGCATCATCCGCCGCCATTACCTGGCCGGCGCCGAGGTGATTGAAGCCATCGGCAAAGCCCGGCCGCGATAGACCACCCAAGCGCAAAGGAAAAGCCAATGCACTCTGAACAATACGATCAGGCAACAAAACTTCTAACCAAGAAATCGGAGCTGATCAGTGAACAGCGAATCTGGCTCAAAAAGCTAACCGACCCGCGCAAACTGGCATACCGTTACAGCTTCGAAAGCGAATCCAGCATGCTTTTCGAAAATTCCATATCGCCCGGCCTTTTTAAAAATTTCCGCGATAGCCGGCTTGAAGAAATCGCCAGCGAACTTGCGGCAATAGAGCTGGAATTCTCCAAAATCTGACCGCTGCAGCTCAAACACGAAAGGACTCGAGTCATGACAACAGTTTTCAAAGGCCGCGCCGTTGGCGGACCAAAGCACGGCGCCCTGATCGAATGCAGACCGCCATTCGCCCGGTTCCCCAAACCGGTTGACCAGTCAACAACAGGATCCGGCACCGCCGCCGGCGCGGTATCGCTGCCACAATCAGACGTTTACGAGATTGTATGCATGAATGACCCGAACGCCGGAAAAATCCAGTATTGGCGCCACGAATCCCTCGACTGCCACGCCGCCGCCTTTCAAGCCTTGCTGGCAGAACAAGCCCCGACGCCCGAACCTGCCGAGGCGTGATCCATGGGAAACAAAACAGGCCACAAATCGGTTGTTGCGGCCGGCAGTATCCGGAGAATAAACGCCACAAGAATTGCCGATACCGCCGCTTCAATGCAGAAATTTGCCGAGGCCACGCGCGCCGTCTCGGCATCGTTTAACCAAATTGGGCGCGCACTCGAAAAAGGAAAAGCCGATGCCAAAGAACGAAACCGCCATTGAAGCCGAAATCCTGTCAAAAGGCTTGACCGCAAAACGCATCACCCCCGACATGCTGGACGCTGAAATCACCAATGAGCAATTCCATGTGTTCGCCGGATCCTGCCTCACTGTCTGTTGCATGACACTCAAGAACGGCTTCACAGTGACCGGCGAAAGCGCATGTGCATCACCTGAAAACTTTGATGCCGAGATTGGCCGCAAGATCGCCCGCAGCAATGCCCGCGACAAAATTTGGCCGCTGCTCGGCTTCCGGCTTCGCGACCAGCTCGCCGCCTGACAACCCGGCCGGCCTGGCGCCGGCCACCATCCCCAGGACGAAATACATGAGCGATGCCAAGCTTGCAGAAGCCGCGAAAGAACGCGCAGGGAAAGACGTTATCCGTGGTGAACGGCGCGTTGTCCCACTCTCGAACGTCGAGGCTTCATGCCCGTTCTGTGGACGCTACTGGAGGGTCTACAACCGCAACGGATCTGGCCAGCTCGGATTCATCATTTCGGCTGGCGACAACCATGCGTTCACTTGCTCGCAGGCCACGCCAGAAGAACGCCGGGCAATCGCGCGGCTTGATGAAAAACGGTGGGCGCGAAACCCTCCTGCGAACACAATCAGAAACGACGCAAATCACCCCGGCTTCGGTGGTGTTGATTTTCGCAAATCTTAAGGAACCTTTATTCTAGGCAAGCACCGCCAACAACAAAAAGCCCGCATCACGCGGGCTTTTTTGCGTCTGCAGATCCCGGCCGTGCGGAACATTTTAACACCAAAGTGTAAAACGCGGCCCAAAGTGTAAAACGGACCAAAAAAAAGGCCCTTCCGGACCTCTTTAAGTGATTGTAATCACTGGATAATTTGGTGGGCGCGCACGGGCTCGAACCGTGGACCCGCTGATTAAGAGGCACCGCGCATATCGAGCAATATCAATAGGTTAGCGCCAATCATGGTGTAAAACGGCACCCAAAAACACCCAATAAAATCAATTACCGCCTATGCAAACTGTAAAATGAAATCGCGGCCGGATCCCTCGGCATGTGGCGGCATGCCGAGGCCACAAGATCCAGTTTGGCAACCTCGTTTGTTTGCGGGTTTGTCACGGAAACCGCCGGACCGGCTTTCCGGCTTGATGCGCGGAAACTCTACGGCCGCTCGGCCATCTTTTTGGCGATTTCGTGCAACGTGTGCTGAATGTCGCTTTGCCGCTTGTCTGCGATCACATCAACCGATTGCCGCAGCCCGGCTATTGATACCGCAATGGATTCCAGCGCAACCGCCATGCGCTCGGATTGATCCCGGCTGGCAACCGGTGGAAGCGCCGGCCCCATCACTTCCGGTTTGCCTTTTGCCTGCAGATATTTGCCCAGCGCCGCCAATCCCAGCATTGCGCCGGCAAGCGTTGAAACCAGAAATTCAGGTGTCCATTCCATTGATCCGCCGCCCCGCGTTTTTCTTGTCATTCCGCGCAGCCTCGGCCGCGACCCTTAAAACCGTTTCACTGTCAAACCAGAGCGCAACCGGATAGACAGCCAGACCCGTTGAAAACGCGCCAGACTGATAAAAGCCGATTGAGATATAATACCAGAACAGACAGGCAATGAAGGCTGTCAGCGCGCGCAAGTGTGGTGTCCGGCGGTATGCGCCGTTGATCAGCAACGCGGCGATCCTTGCCGCCCCCGCGCCAAGGCAAAGCGCAGCCCAAACCGGTTGCGGCATGAGATCCGCCAAAGGTCCATAACTTCCGCCGGCCTCGAACAGATCCGGATTAAGCTGCAGGATGCAGCCCCACAACAAAAGCACGATGCCTAGAAACCATTCAATCCGCCGGTCTGGATAGTTAAGCCGGATCAGATGATAGATCCGGACTAACTGATTTTTGAACCGACGCGCCTTGTCGGCCGCGCGCGCCATGATCTGCCCGCCTCGATCGCCCAGCCTCATGACGCCACCCCCTCGATCGCCTGGCCATGTTGCCGGCATTGCGCCGGCGTCAGGATCCCGGCACCGCATTGGCGCGCGATCTGCCGGTTGATACTGGCCTGATCCGCCGGCGTGGCGCCCTTGACGCCAACCAGATCCGCACCGACAACCTGCCGGATAGCGCGTTGCACATCACTTTTCGGCGCATTTGCCGGTTGCGTAGTCGTACACCCCGCCAAGCCGGCCGCACACATCAAAAGCAAATTCAAACTTGTCCGCGCCATCCGTCATTTCTCCCATGGTGTTGTTGAAAGCCGCCAAGGCCGACGCCTCGGCCAGCCTGGTTGCATCCTTGCGCGCCGCCGGCACCGTTACCGCCGCGACCCACACAACGACAGCCGCCGCGCCAATCATTGCGCCGGCGATGCCGGCCGCAGCCAGCTTGACCGCACCGACAGCCGAAAACAGATCCGAGATCTTCACCGCCGCCACCTATGCCGCAGCCGCCGGGATGAATTCGCCCGGCTGTTCGACAGTCTGGCGCGATTTCCACCAGCCATAGACCCAAAGGCCGAGGCCGGCGAATGCGAGTCCTGCAGCCGCAGCCGTCAACCCGGCCGAAAGCCAGTCCGGCAAGCCATAGCCGCCGGCCGTCAGAAGATCATTGATTTCTGTCTTGGCTGTCTCAAGAACAACGCCACCGCCAAGACCACCCACGCCGGTTTTCGCCGCCGGCACTTCAAGCGGCGATTGCTGGCCCGGCATTTCCGCCGGCTGCACCTGGTCGCGGATCCGCGCCATGGTTTGCGGTCCGGCAACACCATCAACAGCAAGCCCGGCCGCTGTCTGATAGGCCGCAACGGCCGCTTTTGTGGACGTTCCGAAATCGCCATCAACGTCAATGGCGTATCCGGCCCGCCTCAACATCACCTGCAGCTCGCGAACCCGCGCGCCAGAGGATCCCATGCGCAGCATGCCGCGCGCCGGCGATGGACGGACCGCGCCGCCCTCGGCCGCATAGGCTTTGGCAATCTTGATATGGTATCCCCATTTCGCGTAATTCGGCCCGTTGTAACCGCGCGCGAAGCCGGCAAAATCATGGCGCTGCAGCTCGTCACGCAAACCGAACTTGTCAATATAGCGCGCCATGACTTCCACCTGGTTGGCGACCCTGGCCATAACAAACCGCATGAATTCGACAGCATCGGCAAAGCCGAGTTTGCGGCAATGTTCGCCCATCACCTGGCCAACGCCCCAACTGCAAGACATGATAGCCGCCGCCTTGTCGATCTGCTTCATGCGTTCAAGCATGCGATATCGGTCAATCTGCCGTTTCGGGTTTTTGACGCGGCCGGCCGATGGATGCGCAAGGCCCTGGCGCACCGCCTCGGCCCGCTTTTCACCTGACAAGAGCCTGAAAAAATAATGCCCCTCGATGCGGATCAGCGGAACGTCAACACCGTTGATCCGGACACTGGCCACGCCGCCCGACTCCACCTTGGCAACGGCCGACAGCATGGCAGGTTCAAGCGCATGGCTTTTGGCGATGCCGGCAATTGCCAGCCTCGTTGAATTGTCAAACATGATGATTTTTCCTATGTGATGCCGCGAAAAATGCAGCGTGGCGGCAACGCGGACCGCCTGGATTAAACTAGGCCGGCTCTTTAGTCCCGGCGCCCGGCCTTGATTTCGTTGGCGCGCGCCAGCGTAGCCGCAAGATCAATATTCAGCGCATCAGCGACCGCGACAATATCCGGATCAGTGATGTCAATTTCGGTCGCACCGGCCCAAAGCTCTTGCTTCAAAAGCGGCTGACCGGCCATGAAGTTGTCCACTTCCACAAGCCGCCCCATACTGGCCAGAGCTGCCCGGAAATATGCCTTATGGATCGACACGCCGGAAACCGTTGTCCGGGCGATCTGGCTTTTAAGGGAGTCGATTTCGGACTGCGCTGCAGTCAAGCGTTCTGCGGCTGACCCTGCATCGGCCTCGGCATCCGCCAATTGCACCGACAATGCGGCATTTGACGCCACAAGCGCCGCCGCGTTTTCTCCGATCAAGCCGGCCAGATCGCCAGCCGTCACCGGCACCGCATCGGCCGGCCTTTCTGACATCAATTGGCCATCATCCATGATGGTTTCCATGTCGATGCGATGCGCGCCCCTAACCGTGCCATCCGGATTGAACCGGATCAGCACTTCGTAAGGATAAACTTGTTTCGTCAATGTCATGTGATGGCCTCCAAGCCTTAAGAGATAATCGCGCGGTCCGTCACCCGCCGCCAGTTCGTACCGTCCGAAAATGCCAGAACAGCGCCGCCAGCTTCGTTGCTGACATGAACAACCCCGCCCGATCCCGCAGCCGCAGCAGAAGGAACAGTTGCAACGGTATATGATGCCGTCTTGACGTATGAATTGGCTTTTAGCGTCGTGAATGTTCCAGCCGCAGCGACAGCCCCACCGACCACGGCCCCGTCAATCGTGCCGCTGTTGATATCGACCTTCAGGATTTCAATCGCGCCAGTCGAACGAACGATCTTGAAAGGCGTGTCGATATAAGCCCCGCCATCTGCAGAACGATATATTGTAAAATCACTGCCGGCGTTCGCTCCCGTTTCCATAGCGCCATTGCCCAGCAGCATGCCCCAGCGGCTCAAGCCGCCAACAACACCCTGGATCTGCGCACCGCCACCGTTCGCCTTGTCCAAGAGGATAACCGGATTGTCTACGTCCATTGTGATTGAGGTGAATTTGCCGCTGGCTGGCACGGCCGCGCCAATAGGCGTTCCATCAATCGCGCCGCCATCAATATTGACGCCAGTATTTGCCTGCGTGGCCATCGTGCCCAGCCCGAGGCCCGAACGCCAAGCCGCCTGGTTGATCCCGGCCATCAGCCCGGTTGAGAATGTGGTGTAAGATGAAATCGGGGATAGATCCTGCAGCAGTTGCGCCAGGCGGTTGGCATTGCTGGCCGTCTGTTCAAGCACCGACTGTTCAACGGCAATGGCATAGGTCTTGCCGCCGCCGCCTGTGCCAGCAAAAGCGATTTCCAAGGTCAGGCTGGTATTGCTGTGGATTTCCGAAATCGGATAGGCCGCGCCGGCAACGTAAAGCGTACCGCTTGCAATGCCGGCGGCAAGCCAGTTTGTGCCGGCGCCGGTGACAGCCGCCGAACCGTTCGTCACCGTAATTGTGCCGGTTGTGTTGAATGTAGCCATGAGGGATTTTCCTAAGCTGGAATGCCGAAAACGTAATAGCGAACGCCGACCACCTCGGCGTCTGTATTCTCTGAGCCAGTCAATCCACCGCCGGCGTTCCAAGCGTTGATGACATTGCCGCGATACGTGGAGACGGTCAGTTCCGTGCCCGCTGAATTTACCTTCGCAAAAACAGTGTCGCCGCCCATGTTTTCCGGATTGATCGTGGCGCTTGCCCTGCGGAGACGCCGAACGACCGGAGACGTGGCCAACAGCTTGCCCCCATAGGAGCGGAGCACGGACAGTTTCACGAAAGGAAGAAGGCCGGGATTGGTGAAAGTGACCACTTGATGTTGTGCCAACCCGCCGGTGCCGGTTGTTACTGCAAGATAACCTTCCGCCAATATCGGCAGCGTTGGCCAGCGGCTATCAACAACGATATCGGAAAGCCTGGCAGGACTGCCGGACCCTGGCGCAAGGATCCGCACAACCTTTTCGCCGCCTTCCTCGAATTGCTGCAGTGGCTGGTTCAAGCCGGTAGACGGGCCAAGCGTATCGACAGCCATGACTATGAACCGCGCCCGGCATGCCACGCCGGAATTTTCGAAATATATGGTCGATCCGGAAACCCAATGTTTGCCGCCATATAGGTTAACCGATGGACCAGCGGGATAATAAATATCGCCGCCGTCTTCATAATACTGCACATCAACATAAACGCTTGCGTCCACCGTGAACCCGAAATCATGCGAAGTCGTGGCAGATGCAGCAATTGCGATATCGCCCGAGGCGATCACCTTGACCGGGTTTTTCTCGGCCGAGAACGCCAATTGCCCCTTAGTCGCTGTACCAATATCAAATCCGGGCTTTGCAATCTTGAATTCAGTCGGATTGATCAGCACCGTTTCATCGCCGTCAACAGGCGTGTCCGGCGCATCCTGCAAGACTGGCGTGTCGTCCCCCGGCAGGTTCCAAATGACAGCAGCGATATTATCCGACGCGTTCACATCGTTGGCGTCTGACAAGTAGTTGACTATAAATCCCAGCAGCGTGTCAGGATCGTTGAACCCATACACAAGGTGCCCGGAAGCGTACCCTGTAGCAGTCGTAAAATGGTTGTCGCCTGATGTGAAATTCCAGCCGCCCCGAGGCGTGATGATGTCGAAACCGCCACCGGTGCGCGGGTAGGAATAAAACTTCAAGGTCGCCGTTTTTCCGGAGATGTCCCTGTATTGGTAGTCAACCAATGGGCAATGATAATCAAGATTTGGATAATTATCCCGGTTGTAAAACGTCGAGTAGTAAAATTGCGAGGCGCTGAAAACATCGCCTCTTGCACCCTTCGAGAAGTCCGAAGAAGTGCCGCCATTTCCAATGTATGTGTATGCACCACCGGTATTCACAAACCCCGAAAGCTGGACAGCGGCGATATCCGCAACCTTGTGATCTTTCGAATTGTAATGGAATTTATGCCGGTCCGCATCTGGCGTATCGAACGGATCGTCAACATTGCTTTTCGTGATTTTGAGGCAAGCTGTCCCTGTGCTGTCCCAGCCAATATGCGTCCGCGGCATCAGGAAAACACCTGAATTGAGGCATTGGAGCCGGAACCCTTGATCACAAGTTTTCCGTTGGCGCTGGAAAGCTGATCGAAAACCACTGTGCCGATCCTGGCCGCATTCAGTTTGAGTTCACTTCCTTCAAACACAAGCGGAGAACCTGATGCCGCGCCATCCGTGACAACAAACCGATCAGCATCAACAACGAACTCGGAAACCTGCTCACCTAAAACGGTTTTCAGATCCAGATAGAAACCGGCTTCCTTGAACGCGTCACCCGTGCCCGCGCGCAGCATCACCGCAAACCGCGCATCGACACCGCCTGGCGCGGCTTGCGCCTCGAACTTGACCAAACCCGAGGCAAAGCGGCCATCAAAGTCGGTATTCAGCGCAGTGATACTACTCGCAAGCGAGCCATCAGCATCAGTGCGCGCCAAGGCTTCCGCCACAATAGCCGCCGCATTATCACCGACAGACGACGACAGCGCCGAAATGTCACTTGCAAGCGAGCCATCAGCATCCGCGCGCGTCAATGCCTCATTGGCCAATGTGGCGTTTGTCGTGCCAAGGCTCGCATTAAACGTCACGAGCTGCGCGGCAATCGCTTCCGTCTGGCTGGCTCTCACCTCTTGCTCGGTTGTAATCGACGCCTCGGCCCGGCCGACACGCTCACCAACGGCGCTAACCGTGTTGTAATTGGCCAGACCGGACAGGCTGACAGACGTTGCGATATCGGACAGCCTGGCAATGTAATCATCAAGATCTGACCGGATGCCGGTCAATGTGCCGTGGATGTCGTTTTGCACCTGGCCAAGACCCACCGAAATATCATTTACCGGAGCGTCAAGCGTTGTGACTTCCTTCCATGCCGACCATGCCGTGACCCGTGGCGGATCCGTAACCAGCTTGTGCCGCACCTGGTAATCGGTCTGTGACACAATGCCTTCCGCAAGAAGTGAAACCGTCCGATCAACCGTCACCGCCCGGTCAAAAACCGTGGCCGGCTGATCCTTCAAACGCCATTCGATAATTGCACCTGAAACAGTCGGATCAATCGGTTGCGACCATGCAACGCGGATCATCGGATAAACCCGGCTGTCAGCTCCCGAACCGATCCCGGCCGTCACCGAAAAATCAAGCAACTCGGCCTGATAGACCGGTTCCGCCGGCCCAAGAGGAACGACCGGCTCAACCACTGTTACCGCGTCATAAATAGAGCCGGAACGCTGTTGCAGTGTCAGGCGCACATTGCGCGGCCCGTCGCTGTCCATCGACATGACTTGCAAATCAGTCACCATCCAGACGCGGGATCCGTAGCGCGCGGAGTCCCACACTATCCAGTCGCCTTGTTCAAGCTTCTGCCACTTCGGCCGCACCACGATTGACGCGGTTCCTTCGTGCCGGTTTTCGCTTAGATAGATACTTGCGAGCTGCGCAGCCTGTTCGGCATTGGGCACCGTGTCAAAATTCATTGCTACATCGCGCGTCCGGCGATCTGCAGCCAGCAAGGCGCCGGACGTTGCGGTTTGATATCCCGCCGGCGACCATTGATTTTCAGGATTTGGAAATGTGCCGCCGACAGAATTAACAAGATCATCCATCGCGCGCCGCAACTGGATTTCGACCGGCTGACCCACAACCAGATCAAAATCAGTCAGCGTTGCAACCGGCGTCTGGCTGGTTCCGACAATCGGCCAAGCCCCGTCAACACCATTGACCATCAGACCGCCGCAAGATTTCATCAAGGCGTCAATATTGTCGCCATGTTCTGCGAAGCAATCCAATCCGATGGAACAGACATAACGCTTCCGCGTTCCAACCACTTCATCACAAATATTCGCGGCAAGCGTCCATTTGGCCAGCGGCAAATCAATTGCCTGCATTTCCATCCCGCAAAACAGATCACCGGCAAAGGAAAGGCCGCGCTTGTAATTGTAAGCAATCACAATCGGATTGCTGGTTGGCGTCCATGTTGAAGGATCTGCCCAGCGATGCGGACCGGCCCCGCCAACGCTCGAATCCAGACGCCAATCATATAAGCTCGCGCCGGAGATCTCGAACAGAAATTGAGGCGGCGCGGTCAACACTTCCCGATCAAACGCCATCGTCATGACCACATAAGCGCAGCCGAACCCGACATGATCTTCGGTCCAGCGGCCCAGCGGGTTTGCATGATTGACCAACCCCGCGTCCGCTTCGGTCTGCCAGCCATCATGAAACTTAAACCAGATCTTGCCGGCATATTCGGTATTCGTCAGCACCGGCCCCTTGACCGCATCCACCGCGCCCCAGGTTGCCAGCTCGCCATTGATCCAGATCCGTGTCATGGCATTTGCCGGAAAGTCCGACAGCTCGAAAACCTGTTGCAAGGTGCCATTGGCCGAACCATAGGAATTTGCATAAACCAGATGACCGGCCGTCGCCGTCAATCCGCATCGCACCTTGCGGGATCCGCCTTCCCCATACTGCATTTCGAGTTCTGCACCCGCCGGCGCCGGCTTTTGCTTCGGCTTCAACGCTTGCATGGCAAAGTTCAAGCCAATGGCGATCAATGACCGGCCGATGGTTGCCCAGCCGCCAAACACGCCAGCCAGCGGCGCAAGGAACGAACCCGCCGCCGCTATGGCGCTACCAATTGCCGCCGCTATCCCGAAAAATGGCATTTGCTACCCCACCAAAAAAGCCCGCTTGATCACATCAAGCGAGTGAAATTCCAAAGGCGCCCTGCAGATCCGGCCGGATATTTCATCCCCGTAAAGCGTTTTGACAGCCAGACCCATGGCCGTGATCACGCCGCACGATTCCAGCCCGTTCCGCTCGATCACGGCCAGATCGCCGCGCCGCGCCTGGTATCGGCCAACCGCCGGCAAGGCAAAGGCCAACGCCTCACCCACACTTGCAAAACCATGCTTGGCAAAAAGCCGATATCCCGCGCGTTCGCTGCGATAGCCGCGCAGATCCGGCAACAGCTCGGCACCTGTTTGCGCGTGGAACGCCTCGGCCGACAGGATCCAGCAATCAGAAACGCCCCAATCGCCAGATGCCGCCCGGTGCCGTTCGATCACCTCATGCACCCGCATTTCCCAATCAGCGCGCCGCACCTGGTCAAGCCTTGCCAAATTTGATTTTGATGCGGCCGGCCGTGCCGGCGTGCTCGAAAAACCGATCACCCGACGCCCGCCGCTTCTGGTCAACATCGGTTCGGCTGCGGCCGTTCTGCCGGGAATAGTCGATTGCACGGCTTTCACACTCGATAGACATCAGCGCGCCGCTGGACGGATCATCAATGTGCCGGATCTGGTTGATATAGCCGCGCATCTGCGCGACCGGATCCCCGAGGCTTGCGCCAGTGTCGGGATCAACATGCAGATCATAGATTGTCACCGGCCGATCGCGATAATCATAATCCTCGATATTTAGCAGCACATCAGCGGTAATGCCGTTGTCCTGGCTTTCGCTGATCTGCAAGGTGAACCCGCTTGCCGCCGTTCCACTGACAAACGAGAAATCCGAAACGGAAATCAGCCCTTCCGGCATCGCCTTGAACGTCACCCCGCCATAAGTGTGAGGCACGGCCGACCGGATAAAGCCGAAAGACCCTTCGCCAAGATCGAACCGGATCAGGCCCGCATATCGGACCCGGCCGGCCTCGAGTCCGGCATCAAGCGCCGGCGGAAAAACTCGCATCAGATCACCTGCGCTGCATTGAAGGATATCGAACCGGGATCATTTGTTTGCGGCGCCGAAACGCTGGCCGGATCAAGCTGCAGCATGATCAGCGGCCGGCGCAAAACCACAATTGCAGCACTTGTAAAAATCGCCTGCACCTGCGGTTCAATTTCAAGCGAGATCGCGCCGCTTCCATTTGCAACCGCATCGGCCGAGATCTCGAAATATCCATAGCGCCCGCCCTCAACCAAACCGACGCGATCCCCTTGCGTGGCCTGGTAGCCTGCAGGCAAGCCGGCCGCAGCAATCACGCCGGCGGTTGCAAGGCTCGAAACCGTAGCCTCGCCGTCCCATGTCGCGGCAAGGATTGCCGGAACGCCGGCCGGATAGGCGAACGGCTCGGCCCGGAAAACATCCCACGCCAAAAACCGGTTAAGCCCGCCGCGTTGCGTGTTCAACCATGATTGCCATTTGGCCGCATCCATCACCGAAAGCCGAGGCGTCTGAAACCTTACTGCCCATTGTGGTTCCCGAACCTGCGACACCGTGCCGGCCAGCCCCCGCCCGTGCCGGGCAACAGCAACGCCCGGATCAAGCACAAACGAGCATTCATCAAACCGCGTAAGCGGCAAGCCGCGCGGATGCGTAATCGTCATGGGATCAACCTTCTGCGCTTGCCGGTATTGAATGCAGCAATTGCCTTGCCCTCAAAACTGGCGCGGTCGCGCTCCACTTCCCTGCGGAATTCGGCAAGCTCGGCCGAGGTGCCGGTGAAATTATACTGCCGGCTGTCAACATAGGTTGGCGACACATCACCGCCACGGCCGGCGCGCGCCTGGTCCTTTGACATTGGCGTGACATGCGCCGGCCCGGTGATCACTTCCGGCCCGGCTTCGCCGGCAATGCCCCATTGCCCGTTCGGGATCCGCCCGCCATCTGCAAATAGCCCGGCAAAACGAGGCATTGCGATTGATGAACCGCCGCCGCCAAACAATGAGCCGATCATGCCCCATATGCCGCCGCCCGAGGATCCGGACCCGGAAAACAGATTTGCAAAACCTTTGGCCACCGGCTGCAAAGCCTGGTCAAGCACATTTGATGCCCACCTTGACAGGATCGACAACCCGACTTCGGCAAACTCATCAAGCGAAACCCGGCCGTCTTCAAAAATCGACTTGATACCGCCGGCGATGTCGCGGCCCATATCCTCGAATGACAGGCCGACAACGGACGCCGCGTCCGTCATGGCATCGCGGCCCGCAACCGTGGCTTTGCGCAAGCCGGACCACGCATCCGATGCCGTCTTGCCTGCAGCGCCGACTTTGGCGCCAGCCCGTGCCGCACCGGATCCGACAGCTTCAAAGCTTGCCGCAGCCCGATCAGCAGCACCTAGATAGGTTTCAAAGCTTGCCGCCGCATCGCCGGTGCCGAATGCGAGATCCTTCAACCCGGCAATGGTCGAGTCTATGCCCTGGCCGAGTTCCGGCGGCAAAAAGTTCATTACACTTTGATAGATATTGCCCAGCGATTGCTCGAACGCATCGAAATAGCCTGTTGCCTTGGCCACAATCGCCGCGACCACCACAAGCCCGGTCACACCCAACCGCGGCACTTTCGAAAACAGCCCCATGGCCAGCCCGGCAACGCGGATGCTTTTTGCGAGCTGGATGAAAGACCCCGCAGCCGAGGTGATAAACAAGATCGTCTTGGCCGCGACAAACACCCGGAAAAGGTCATAGAGATCGCCAAGGTGATCAAACACAACGATTGTTGCCCTGGCCAAGAGGTTGAAACCGCCGGTCAGAACCGTTGCCACCCCGTTAAATCGGCCACCCTCGGCCGAGGCAACAACCATGCGATCCGTCAACATCTTGAGTGAAGGAAGGATGCCGGCAACCATGGTATTGCCCATGCCGGTTGCAGCCTTGCCCATGCGCGCCATGTTGTCGTTGAACGCCTCGGCCGCTTTGAACGTGTTTTCACTGATCACAAGCCCGAGGCTTTCCGCTTCGTCACCCATGGCCTTGATGCCCGCGCGCCCCGTGTTCAACATCGGGATCAATTCGGTTCCGGACTTGCCAAACAGCGCCATGGCCGTGTCAGTTTTCCGCGCGCCGTTTTCCATGCCGGCGAACGCCTCGGCAACATCGCCAATCAGCGTTTCCGTTGATTTCAGCTTGCCCGATGAATCCGTGACCTGGATTCCAAGATCCTTGAACGCCACGGCGCTGGCACTTGCGCCACCGGCCAGAACATCGCCAATCGACTGGCTGAATTTGCGGACGCCGGTTGACAGTCCCGCGAATGAGGATCCCGACATTTCGGCGCTATGTGTCAGCCGCGCCAGTTCGTCGATTGGCACACCGATGGATTGCGCCGACTTGCCGAGATTGTCCGCATGGTTTGCAACCTTGGCCACCATTGCGCCGGCACCCGCAGCCGCGCCGGTGACTGCAAGCATCCCCGTTGCCAGAATATTGGCGCCAATGGCCGAGAACGCCCGGCCGATCCCGCCAAGGTGTTTGGTTGTCTTGCTGGCATTTGCATTAACCGACGCAAAAGCCTTGCCGGTGCCATCGCGCGCGGCGATGTCAAAAGCCAGATCCGGGATCATGTCACGCCCTCAAGTTTTTGAGATAAACAGACCAGTAAACCAGTTCATCGCGCGTCATCTGCGCGTCAATTTCTGCAACGGTCTTGCCGAGGCGATCAGCCAGTTGAAATTTCAACAGCAGATCGCCCCGCATTTTCAGTTTTTTGCCGCTTCGGCCTCGGTCGAAACGCGCAAGATCACCCTTACAATCCGTTCGATAATCTGCGGATCAACCTTGTGCCGCAGCGCATGGAAGGTTGCCGGATCATCATCAAAGATCCGCGCGCCGGCCTCATCCTTCAATCGCTCAATGATCAGCTTGACGCTTGCAAGCACGTTGTCGCCCTTGGCCTCGCGCTGCACCTTTTCCGATTCCTCGAATGTCAGCCGGTCAAAATGACCGATCAACGGCGCACCCTTCTCGCCCCATTCGGGAATCTCAACCGTGCCGGATTTGATCGTTTCCCAATGCGCGGTTGCCTTCTCAAGAACATTTTTCATGCAATTACCCGTTCGTGTTTTCAGTGTGAGAAATTGGCCGGCCGGATCCCGGCCGAGGCCGATCAGGCGGAAACGTCATCAATCGTCAAAGCGCCGTCGCCGGTGAAGTTGATTGAAATCTGGTTGTCAGCCTCAAGCCCGGATTTCCGGCCAACCGATGTCACAACCGCATTGCCCGACAGATATTGACGCGTTGCAACGTCGCCATCGGGATAAAGCCCGAGTGCAAGCACCGTGCCGGCGCGGACAGACGTTGCGCCCGTGGTGTCAGACGCATCAAGCCGGCAATCAAGCGAACCCGACCACGCTTTTTTGTGGGCTGCATTGCCTTCCCACGCCTCGCCGGCGCCGTCCGTCCGATAGGTGCCGGCGGTTTCGTCAACCGTGAAGCCTGTGACCTTTGTAGCTGCATTGGCGCCGATTTTCACAACACCGTCATTCCCGCTGTAAACCGTCATTTTATCGCGTCCTTATGTCCTGGTTTGGGGTTTTCCGGCCGATGTCACAACATCGACGCGAAAGCTTATTGTGGCCAAGCCGGTTCGCTGTTCACCGTCTGCGCTGGCCATGAAGTCCGTCGCTTCCAACCGGCAAGCCTGGACAAGCCCGCCAAGGTTCAAATCAACACAAATCGCCGTTTCGATTTCCACCGCCATGGCGTCCAGCTTGTCTTGAAGCGGTTCGCCCGAGGCCCACGCCTCAACCTCGACAATCAGCCGCCGGCGTTCGTCATCCTGGCTGCGGTCAAGGATCTGGTCGGATTTCCAAGCAACCCGGTTAAGTGGCAAATTGTCTTTCGGAATCGCGTGAAACCGTTCTGTCTCGAGTCCGATGGAAACCGCGCCGGCGCCGATGTCATAAGACAGGCCCGTAAGCCGCGTCTCGAACACATCGCGGATCTGCTTTCGGATATGTGCCATCAGGGTTTTTCCAGCTTTACAACGGCCATGCCGGTGCCGTCCGGCTGGATGTCGCGAACCGTGTAACTCACCCCCTCGATCACAACACCGTCACCGTCACCGGATCCGGCCGGCAAGGCCGAAACCGCCACAAGGAAACGCGGCGCAAGGCTTGAAACGTCCATATCACCAAGGCTGATCGCCTCGGCTTCCGCGTCAAATATCACGTCGATATCAACAGCCGCGGCGCCCGTTTTGGTGTAGGAAACCACGGACCCGAATTCGTCCGGATCCAGAAAAATTGCCCGCTCGGCCGCGCCTTCAATCGGCATTTTTGCCGGCCTTGCCGCCGCGCGTTTCCAGCTTGACGCCGGATCCCGGCGCGCCCGGATCTGCATTCTGGATACCGCGCGCCCCGTCCTGCAGCTCGGCCCAGCCATTGGACACAAAATCCCGCGCCGTCTGGCCGCTTATGTCCTTGCCAACCTGCAGAACCGTGCCGGCCGCTTTCATCTTTCCGTCAACCGGCCGAGAAGAGATCATCTTGATTTTTGCCATCGGCTCAACTCCCGTTGCAAAAGAGGCCGGCCAGCCCGGCCCCTTGTTTGTCCGTCAGGTTTCAGGCGTCCGCGCCGCCCTGGCCATCGGTGCCGCCCTGGTCATCGGCGCCGCCGGCCTGGTCCTTCGCCGCGCGCTTGCCGGCGCGCTTGGCTTCGCCTGGCGCGCGGCCCTTCTGTCCGACCACCAGCGAATTGTAATCCTCTTCGGACACATCCATTGTCACCGGCTTTTTTTCCGATGCGGTAACAGGCTTGCCGTTGACAAATGTGGTTGCAAAAATCTCGATTGTTTTCTGAGTCATGGTTGTTCGCTCCTGATTTTCTCAAATGACCGCCGCAGATCGCGGCGATCATCGCAAAAAAACAGCCACCCGCCGGACCATCAGGCCCGGCGGATGAATGCGCTTATCAAGCGGTCAATGCGTCCAGCATGGCCGAAAAGCTTTGCGGATGGCGCGCGGCAACGTCGCAATCCTGATGCACAACGACACGCAAGCCGCCGGATTTGCCCAGCGCATAGGGATCAACCAGAATATCAATGCCCGACCAGAACGCGATAATCAGATCAGCCCAGTTACCGTAGAAGATCGCGGAACAGACGCCCGAGGCCGTGCCCTTCGTCAGAGTAGATGAAACCTGATTGGACACCTCGGCGCGGTTGCTGTTCATCTGGCCTTTTTCGCCCCAGATGTATTGCGCCGTGCCGGTTGCCTTTTCGGTCTGCTTCAGCTTGCCCCGCACCTTGGCATTTGTCAGATATGCGAGGTTGCCCACATCGGCATTATCAACCGCAACCGCCGATTCCAGATCAACGATATCGGCCCAATCCGGCGCCGCGCCATTGGTGCCACCGACCACCGCACCGATGCCGGACGTTGCCGCGATGCCACGCGGCTGGTTGCTGGCGCCAGAGCCGTGCAAGGCTGCATAATCGACACCCAAGGCAATGGCTGTTGCCAGATCGCGCCGCACAAACGCTTCCATGTCGGGTCCCGTCTGATTGAGAAGCTTGCGCGTCATTTCAGTGAAGGCGGAAGCGGTTTTCAGGCGGAACGGCAACTGATCAAAGGCCGAATCCGACGAACTTGCATCCGCAGCTTCCGCACCCCATGAAATGGTTGATGCCGCAGTCTGGCGCGGAATGTCCAGATCACCCACCAGATCCGTCAAGATGGTTGCGCCCAGCTCGCGAACCTTCATCGAATTGCGCAGAATGTCGATGAAGTTCATCGAGTCCAGTTCCGTGGCAACCAGATTTCCGCCGGCGGTTGCCGTTCCATAGGAAAGCGCACGGCTTGCGCCCATCGGCTGCACCAGAACATCAGCCGGAACAGCAAAGCCCCGCGTGGTCTGGCCCATCCGCTCGCGCTTTTCGGATGCGGCTTCGCAGACTTCAAATTCGAATGCTGCAGCCTCGCGCAATTTCATGTTGCCCGGATCCGCCTTCGCGCGGATCATCCGCAGCATGGAGAAGCTGCGCGCTTCCTTTTCGGTCAGCCCGACCTTGTTAACGGCTGACATGCGTTCCCCGGCGGTATCGCCAAGCGCATCAAGAATTGCGCCCCGGAATTGCTCGACAGTCTGGCCGGCGGCAATCGCCTGGTCGGCCTTGTCGCGCATGTTGAAGGTTCCGCCGATCTTGGCAATCTCGGCGCTGCGCTCGCGTTCGGCCTTCATTGCGGCCGCACGAATTGCAGCTTCGTCAACCGGCGGATTTTCCGGCGTGATAGGGTTTGGCATGGGTTTTTCCTTTTCCCTGGTTTCAATGGTGAATTTTTTGAGGCAAGCCGGCGCATCGCTGCGGCCGATGCCGATAGTGGTGTCAGCCGGAATTGATACGACTGACATTTCAAACGGCTTCCAGAGCGTTGCCCGATAGGTTTCGTGTCCGTCTTCTTCGCCTTCCAAGCGAAGTTTCTGGATGTCGTATCCCACCGAAATATTGCTTAGTTCGCCGTCATTGATGCGCCCGAGAATTTCGGTTGCCAGCACGCTTTTGCCAAAGCGTACCCATGCCGTGCCCCGGCCCTTGGCAATCTCGACTTTCTGGACAACACCTATCTGTTTCTCAACAGATCTTTGGTGATCGAGCAAAAGAGGCGCCCGACCAGAACCGATAAAAGACGTATCAACTTCACCGGCCGCATGGCCGAGGATTTCGGTTCCCCACCAGCACCGGACAGGTTCTTCCGAGGAAAATGACAGCTCAAGGACGCGATCATCCTCGGCATCGGCCCGCGCTGCAGTGATGGTTCCGGAGCGATAGCGCCGCCCCTCGATTTCAAGCGTCTTCGTCATTGTCTTTTCCAGCTCCATTTTGGGTTTCATCATCCGCCGCCGGCGGTTGCGCCTGGCCCTTGCCGGCCGGCGGGAAATCAAACCCCGCAAGTTTGGCCTGACCCCGTGCAACTTCCAGTTCCTCGAGAACTTCGGACCAGTCTTCGCCACGGCTGGCCGCGATGCGCTGCGGCGATGTCAACAGGGATTCAATATTCTGCCGGTTGGCGTCCGATTCCTGCTTCGGATTGACAGCCTTCCAGCCGCGCGGTTGCCACATGACCGGCGAAAACTTGTCGATCTTGGCCAATGGCAATTTGACCGCACCGGTTAGCAGCGACATGCGCAACCACCTGGCGCGGATCACATCAAGCGTGTGCGATGAAAACCAGCTTTGCAGGATCCGCCATTCGTCTTGTTCCTCGGCTCGGCCGACATGCAATGACGAAAAATTGGTGCCTTCCAGATCGTTGGCCAATCCGTTGTAGGAAACACCCATGCCGGCCGCAGCACCGCGCAACATCAGCTTTACAAACAGCGGCGATTCACCGTCCGGATAGCCCGGATCAAACTGCTTGAAATCATAGCCAACCGGCAAGGTTTCGAACGTGCCCGGCGCGAAGTCTTCAACGTCCGGTTCGTCATCCGCGCCAATCTCGGCCGAGTCGTCTGCGGTCCTGGTAAAAAATCCCATCTTGGAAGCGCCGGCGCGCGCAGCCGTTGCCGCGCCTTCCTCAAAACCGCCCAGCAGGTTCAAGCGCCTGACAGTTGTGTGTGCCCACGGCATTGCAAGATGCGCGCTCGCATCTTCCGGCACCGCAACATAAGTGATCTGATCAGCCGGAACCCGGATCCGCTGGCCGGTTTCCCGGTTCGCGCCAATCGGTTTCTGTTTGTAGAAATGCCACGCCACAACCCGGTCAAGGTCATCGCACTCAACGCCGCCATGCACATAACCGCCGCCGCGCGGCTCGTCATTGTAATCAACGGCCAGCCGGTCAATTGTCAGGATCTGGAATTGATAGCCGTTCGGCCCGAAAGATCGCCCCTCGAAATGCCGGATGAACACGCCACCATCACGCGGCACCATCATGGCGATCATCCATTGCACATCAAGCAATGAGAAGCGGCCGCAAGTTGTCGGGCTTCCGACCCGCGACCAATCGGCAAAGGCCGAGGCCAGCAACTTGTTATCCTGTTGATCAAGCCGGCCATCGGGAAACCGCGCCAACGGAACATGACGAAAGCCAACCGGCCCGACAATATGCCGCCGGCACATCAGCAAAAACGCCCGGTAATAATCGTTGTTTTGCGCCAGCTCGCGGCTGTGGCGAACCATGCCCAAAAGATCAACGCGGTTTTCTTCGCGTGGCGTTGCTGCGGTCAGGCTGAACCCGGCAACCCTTGACGGCCTGGCGCCGGAATAGCGCCGGACTTGCGGCCGGATCTTCGGAACAATCGATTCACGCACCGGCCGCAGATCACCCGCCGGCGCGGCATGCGAAGTCGAACGCCAAGGAAAAAGCTTAAGCGCCATTTGTAAACCTCGCATAAGTCAGTTTGCGCCCGCCATTCGGCAAGGACTTGGCCCGCATCGCCCGGACCTCGGCCCGGTAATGCGTTCGCCATCTGATCAGTTCATCAATCGTCATCTTTGTGAGCGACCGGCCGGCAATCGAATATTGATTGACATCCTTTTGCGCGCGGCCCTCTATCAACGCCTCGATTGAAACCAGCATCTTTTCCGCATGGCTGCGCATATCATCGGCCGTCGATCCATCCGGACGGACAACCAGAGAACCGCGCCCGACAATCTGCGAAGCGCCGCCGGAAATCGCCGTTGCCCGCAATGTCCAAAGATATGTCCCGGCCGCAGCACCGGTCAGATCCAGCGCGCCGGACTGGACGCCCGACACATCGGCAAAACTCACTGTGATGGCCGCAGCCGCCGCAAGTTTGAGCGATAGCGCCAGTGTGAATTGATCGACTGGATAGGCCAGCGATTGCGCGGAAAGCGAAAGCGTCACGACATCGCCGGCGGCAAGCTCGGACGGGATTTCCTCGAAAGTTCCAAAATCAGTCACTTGATACCCCGCATGACAAAAGCCCCATCCCGGCGCCGGCGCTTGGCTGGCCGCGCCTTCTTTTTGGTTTCAGTTCTGGCCGGCGCCGGTTCATCGGCATCAACGCCCGCATCCTCGGCCGCACCCTCGGCCGCATCAGTCACCCGGCGAACGGAATTGGCGTTGCGCGCAACCACATCGGCCCACGCCGGCGGTCGATCCCAATTGATTTTTTCGGCTTTCAAAACGATGGCCAGCGCCCGGCCATAAACGGCCAAGTCAAAAGCCTCGTTTGGCTGCGCTGATTTCTTGCGTTCCCAGCCGGTTGGCGTCCGTAGTTCGGCGCAAAGCTCGGAAAACACCCGATCCGGCAACAGATCCGAAAGGTGATAGGCGTTCGGCCCCGGATCCTTTCGCGTCAAGGATGCAACGATTTCATCCTTGAGCTTGTCAGTTCCGACATAAACCAGCCGGATATCAGATCGCTTGATTTTCTTGCTGCCAAGCACCTTTTCCGGCGTTCCGTACCGCGCCCGATCCCGCGTCAATCCGCCCTGGCCGCGCGCCAGATAAATCCGGATATCACCGTTGCGCCGCTTGTGTTTTCTCCAGAACGAATAAGCGTTCGTTGTCACACCGGCCGCGCCGCCCGAATCCACAATCATGGCTTTGGGCTTCATTGCCAGCTCGCTGCCGGCGACCGGATACGCATGGTCAATCAGCGGCAACAATGCTTGCCAGTCCTCAAGATACCGCGCCGGATCACAAGGCCGAGGCGCGCCCGGCGCACCGTCTGGCGCCATCAAGATTTCTTGCCGATCAATCAGCCGGCGTTCCAAGCCCGGCCCCCAGGCATCGGCCTGCACAACAAAACCGCGCGCCTGCACATCGACTTGAACCGTGATAAACCGCGTCCAGTCCGGAGCAACGCCAATCGGATAACGACCGGCGCCGGCCTTTAGCGCATCCTCGGAAAGCCCCTCGCCAACTTCCAATTGCTGCGGCAAATACGGCCGGCCCTGGTCAACATTGATCGTTGTTTTCAGGGACGTTTCATCGCCGGTTTTTTTGAAATCTTCGCGCGCCTGCAACAGCCGCAGCACGATTTGTTCCCAGGACTGCAGCGCCGCAACCGGCCCTTCGCACCAATAAGAAACGATGTCTGTTGATGCGATGGCCGGATCATCAATCGTCACAAGCTGGCCGTTATCGGCCTCATGCAGCCAAACGCCCGTCCGGTTCAATTCGAATTTCTTGTCATGCTTGATCAGACAGCCATTCGGACAGGCCATTTCAACAGTCTTGGCAGACTGGCCCGGCGTATCGCGGATCTCGTATTTCAGCGCATCCATGCTCGGCTGAAACAGTTCGCCGCAGCTCGGACACGTCCAGTAAAAGCGGCCGCGCGTTCCGCCGTTGTAGAGCTGCAGAATTCCGGTTGTCGGCGGCGCCTCATGTGGCGTTGCAGCCTTCCATTCATCATCGAGAACCGGCCGGCCTGGCGATCCCTCGGCCATCGCCATGCCGAGACTGCCGAAACTTTGCGTCCGTTTCTGCGCAAGCTTGAAAGGCGATCCCTCGCCGTTCACATCCTCAACCATGCGATCATAATCAGTCAGCAGAACGTCCGGAATATCGAACATGGAAAGCTGACCGATCACCGGCCATCCAAGCCGCAAGCGCATGCCACCGGCAAACCGCTTATCGTAAATGTTATCGTCACCGCGCGACTTGCCTAACCGCTCATAGACGCCGGCATTTGCAGCAATGAACGGATCAACCTTTTCAATCGAGAATTCGCGCGCCGTGTCTTTGGTTGGCGACAGGATCAGCATATTGCGCGGCATGCACTCGACACGATGGCCCAGCGCATTGATCACGAGGTGTTCGGTTTTCACGGTTCGCGCCGGACCGCAGAAGACCAGCCCGGAATAACGCCGCGAAGTCAGCATGCGCGCCGGCTCAACCATGTAAGCGGCAAAATCGTTAGACCAATCGCCCGAGAAACCCGCACCCCTGACCTTGCGTTTCGTTGCCCAGGTCGGAACATCAATCCGGCGTGATGGCTGCAGCGCCGGCAAAGCCTTGGCCACAATCGCCGCCGGCGATGCAAAGGCCGGCGGTTCCATGTCGCCAAGGAATTTCGCAATGATCGCTTGCCGATCAAGCATCAAACAGGGATCCGGACTTGCTGACCTCGGCCGACTTCACCGGCCGGTCAGACCAAAACCGCAAGATCTGGCCGCGCAATGCGTCAAGCATTTCGTCACCGATGCGGATAACCTTTTCCACATCCTCGCCGGCGATCACGTTGGCGCGCTCCAGAGCGTCCGGCAACGTGTTTGACGAGTCACGTATCAGCATGAACATGCTTTCTAGAAGATCCTCAACGTCAGCCCGTTCGATCAGCTCATTGCGATGGCGCTTGAATGTTTCGTATTCGCGCGCCGCTGCAATGGCTTCCTGTTTTTCCTTTGGGCTTAACGCGTCAATGGTGTCGCCGGCTTTGCCGCCGGTCAGCGCCAGACGCATGGCCGCGATGGTGTCTTGTGCCGCTGATCGCGACTCTTGCTCGGACCGATCCCGCGCGCATTTCCAAGCCCAGCACCTGGACGGCAGGAATTCATAAGCCTGGCCATTGGTGCCCTGGCTTTCAACCGGCATGCCGGCCGAGATCCAAGCGCCGATTGTGTTTGCAGACACGCCGAAAAAGTCGGCCAGATCCGAACGGTTCAAAACATTGTCAGGAACCCCGGCCGGCAACGGATATTTCGCCACCAGCTCGTCAAGTTCAACATCTGTCAACGCCTGGCGCTCAACCATGATCCGGCCCGCCCCCTTACTCGCAACAACAACAACAATGAAAATCTGCACCCGGCCGAGACACCAGATACGCAAAGAAACTGCGGCGCGAAGATTCC